GTCCGCAGGATAGAACGCCACCGCCTTACCCAAACCCGGAATGGTGCGATGACCCTTCCACCGCTGGGCCTCCTGCGCCGCCATAATCTCCTCTTTCTTCTCGTTCGCCTTAATCAGCTCAAACCCAGTCCGAATCTCGCGGATTAGGGCATCCTTCACAGCCCCTTCTCCGGGCAGCGCGGTGATGATTTGCATAAAAAAGGGCTCCCCCGTGTGGAGGAGCCCCATTGTAACAGCCTAGGCTGGTCTTAGCTGAACTTGAACAGATCGACGATACGCAGACCGATAACGAACTCACCGGCGGTGATCGAATTGATCGCCGCGTCCGTCACCTTCAGGTAAACGTCCTGAGCCGTCGCGCCCGCCTTCACAGCCTGCGTGAGGCCGGTGGTGGTCGTCACGGTGCCAGCTTGGAACTGGTCGCCCGTGTTGAACGCGGGAACCGTCATAGCGTCCGCATCCAGCGCGTTGATGAACTCGTCCGGGTCGGCGAGGGTCGTGCCCACATCGAACACCAGCGAGGTCGAACCAACGACCGCAACCGTCTTAGCAACACCGGCAAGCTCAACCGCACCGTGCGCCGGAATGGTAGCAATCACCAGAGTGCCACCGTTGCCGATAGCCTTCAGGTCATTGAAATCCAGCTTGATGTAGTCGGTGAACGCACCCAGTTCGTTGATAGCAACTTTAGCCATTGTAGTAGTCTCCTTGGTTAGGGGTTAGCTCAGGACGGTGATCTTGCCGTGCGCGCCCGGATGCGCCACCTTGAGGGTGCCGGTCCAGTCCACATAGCCGCGCTCACCACCACCGAGATTCGGCAGGCGGGTCGAGCCGAGGGAGATCAGCTCGCCAACCGCGTAGTACTCGGGGTTGATCAGGTAGCCGGTGTCCTTGTTCGTGGTGTCCGGCGCGCAGTCCGGGTTCATATCCACGATGGTCACGATGCCGTGGTCGGACTGATACTGACCAACGGACAGCTTGATCAGGCCAGAGGCCGAATTGCTGTTGAAGGTACGGATCGGGCCGGTCGAGCTGTCGGCACGGGCGAAGTCGCTGATGACCCGGCGAAGGGCCGTGTCAGCGATCAGGGTGAGGCTGTTCGTCACACCGGACACCCGATAGATCGAGGTGATCAGGTTGTTCAGAACGGTCTCGTTGAACGTGCCGGAACCGTGGATGGAGGTGGACGGGGTGCGGTAGTCCGCAGGGACATCCGCCGGACCAGACGAGCTGATCCAGTTGCCGAGGCCGCGCATCGTGTAAGCGACGCCGCCACCGTTCTCAGCCGCACGGTCCTGATTGCCGAGGAGGGTCTTCTCCACGTCACGCTTCAGTTCCTTGACGCCCTTGAGTTCCGCACGGGCGATGTCCTGCGGGCCAACCGAGGAGACGGCCTGCTGGAGGTCCGACACGCGGTAGGAACGACGGAGCTTCTGGACGTAGTTGCCAAGGCGGGCGACCGACTCGAACTTGTCGTCGAAGTCAGTAACGTCAGCGCCTTCGGACACCGCCGTGGAGACCGGGGTGGACAGCTTGTCCACGCCCCACTCAACGAAGGTGCCATTGCACTTGAACTTGTCCGCCGTGCTGAGAACAGGGGTCTCAGAGGGAGACAGCATCGACATAGCGTCCTGCAGGTCTTCGCGGTTAAGGGCCGCGCTGCCGGGCGAGGTGGTATCGTAGGTATTCGAGAACGACATAACTAATTAGGTTTTACGTTTGGAGATTTGAGCTGCACGGAGGGCGACGAAGTCGTTGCTGCTTCCTGTTTGCTTAAAGCGGGCTTCAACTTCCTTCAGGGACTTTTCCACCCGGCTATCCACCCGTTCAGAGACGGATGCATTGGTCGAGGGATTTGACGGAGGATTGAGTGACGGCGACTTGGAAGTCGGCTCAATCACCCTGCGGCCATACATAGAGTTGGCTGCGTGAGCGATGAGGTACTCAATCTGCGGCGCGATCTCGGGGACAGCTTCCTTCACGCGCATCAGACGGGGGTCATTGACCATCGCCTCATAGCGTTTACGGGTATCGTTGTCCTCGCCATCGAGCCAACCCAGCTCCTTACGGGCCTGCTGCTTGAAGCTGCCTTCAAGCTGTTTCCGCTGCTCACCCGCCTGCAATTCGCTGAACTGCGCCGGAATGAACTTATCGCGGGCCTTGCGGGCCTTACGGAGTGAATCACGGATGTCCGCCTTGGTGTATTCCTTGCCGTCCACCGTCGCCGCAACGTCAGTTGCAGAGAGGTCTTCAGCGCGGAACAGAACCTCCTCAGCCCACTCAATGACCTCATCGACCTCCTTGCGCTTGCTTTGGAGTTCTCCGAGATCCTTTACGTTGGCGTAAGGGTTGTTCTCCACCTTCGGCTCGGGGATTTGCTGCTTCGCCTGCGCGATGGCAGCCTCAAGAGCAGCCGCCTTCTCCTCAGCCAGCTTGCGCTTGGCAGTCAGTTCAGCGATGCGCTTGAGCAGACCGCTCTTACCCTTCTGGGCAAGCTCGGCAATCTCCTCATCCGTCAACTCGTCAATGTCCTTAGAAAGAACCTCCTTTGGATTCGTTTCCTTGGGTTGAGGATCGCCCTCCTTAGAGGGAGCCTCGTCCTTCGGAACTTCTTCCTTCGGAGCCGCTTCAGGCGTTACTTCGGCTTTCACCTTGGTACGCTTGGCAATTCGGGAGGACAGGAAATCCTGATCCGTCATTGGCTTGTTTTCCACGGCGGGTTTAGCGTCTGCCGCGTCGGACGTTACGACTTCTGACATAGGATTGTGAACCGCCGTATTTGCGCCCCGGCGAATGCGATGGCCGGAATCCTACCACAGTAGACTTAGTGCTTGACCTAGAGCCCTATTGCTGAGGCTATTAGGTGCCCAATGGTGCAAAGCACAGCACATCACCTGCTAGGACGCTAGCGGCCCACCGGACTTCCGGCTCCAACAGCCGGAGAATGGCCAATCGGGGGTGCGGTGAAGATGAGGGTTGGAGCCCCTCTTGGGATAAATTTATGGACCCTAAAGCCCTAGAAAGACTGCACAATAGCCAAGACTTCCTCGCATTCCTCCGTGATGTGAAGGCAGGCCGCGAATACTGGATTCGCCAGCTCCACGACGTCAAGACGGAAGCCCTTCAGCAGATCAGCGGGCGGATCCTCGCGGCAGATGACATCCTCTACAACGCGAGGTATGAGGAACTAGAGGCCCGGTTTACCCGGTTGCATTCAGACCCTGAGTCTGGACTTCGCCCATTTGCGCCGGTTGCGTACCAATCCGACCAATCTGAGCGTTCTGCGCCTGCTGCATCTGGAACTGGTACTGGCCGACGTATTTCTGAAGGCGAGCCTGAAACGCCTCGTCCGACTGCATCCGCTGGGAAACGTCGGGCTGCTGCACATACTGCTGTATGACCTGCATTGCGACCTGAGCCCCGTTAGGACGGGCTCCGACCTCAATGCCAGCGTAAATCTTGGACAGATCGTCGGTGACCTGCTTGACGATCTGCTGCTGGGCCTCCTGAGCAGGCTGGAGGACGCTATCGGCCAGTAGCGGATTAACCGCCGCCGCCATCACCTCCAGCATCCGGTCCACGTTAATGCGACCATTGCGGTCGAACTGGAGGAGGCTGACGAACTGGTTGAGCTGCGCCTCAAGGGTCTCGGGATCGGTCGTCAGGACATCAAAGTTGATGTTGATGTCGAAGTTCTCATTCGGATCGCCGCGACCAAAACGCACCGGATCGGGGTTCCCCGTTACGCGGAAGAACACCTGCTCGGGGCCGAACCGCTGGTAGCACTTGTAGGTCATCCGCAGAACGTCCCTCACGTGAGTGAGGAACTTGTCTACGAAGTACTGCTGCCGGATGCGGGACATCGGGTTCTGGTGGTCCAGACCCATAAGACGGTCGGCCTGCTCAATCTGCGTGCGCTCCATCTCCACGCTGCCGGGGTTGTAGGCAGGAGTAGGCCCAAACTGAATCTCGCCCATCCGGCGATAGGCGACCTTGACTCCGGGGCCCCATTCAGGCGCGGGCGTTCCCGCGGGGTACATAATGGCGGGAAGGGTGGCATAGCTGTT